TGCTTCATCTGGACAAGGTGCTAACGGTTATGACAACAAAGGAACTAACCAAGTATTGGATAACCTTTACTTTGATGGAGTTAAGATTTTCTTAGCTAACGGACTTGCTTCTAACACAGCTTTGCTTTCTCAAACATCTAACTTGTATTTTGCAACTGGTTTAATGAATGACATGAACGAAGTTAAAGTTTTGGATATGGGTGACATCGATGGTTCTCAAAACGTACGTGTAGTTATGCGATTTACTGCAGACGCTAAATACGGTTTTGCATCTGATTTGGTTACTTACGGTATCGTTAACTCAGCTAACTAATCAAACTAAACTATAACGAAGGGGAGGTAAAATGCCTTCCCTTTTTTGTTTAACATTAAAAAAATAAGATATGAGCTGTGATATAGCAAACGGAAGATTAGAAGCGTGTAAAGATGCAATTTCAGGACTTCTAAATATTTACTTTATTAACTACGGTGATTTGAATACATTATCTTCAAGCATTGTTTTTGATGGTGATGACCAAATTACTACTTGGTACACTGCAACACAAATTAACCTTTACAAATATGAATTGAAAGGTGCGAATGGTTTTGAGCAAACTATCCAAACTTCAAGAGACAACGGAACTACTTTCTTTGAGCAAGTATTAACTATCCAATTAAAGAAGCAAGACGCTGTAACACATAAAAACGTTAAGTTGTTAGCTTACGGACGTCCGAGAATCGTTGTTGAAACAAGAGACCATCAATTCTTTTTAGCTGGTTATGACCAAGGATGCGACGTTACTGCTGGAACTGTATCTTCAGGAACTGCAATGGGTGACTTCAACGGTTATAATTTGACATTTACTGGAATGGAAAAAAGTCCTGCATACTTCATTGACTGCGCTGATGAGGCTGGATTGAAAGCTATCTTTACTGATGGTGCTGATGACGCTATTGTAATTACTTCTTAGAATTGTCTGTTAATAATAGGTTTAAGACCCTGCCTTTTTAGGTGGGGTTTTTTATTTAAGAAACAATTTGAACTGTTTTAAGTTAATAAAGTATGATAGTTTTAACTACTTCAACAAATGCGCAAACATTCGCTTTAATTCCGCGAAATGCAGACTTCGATACAGTTGAAATAACGGATGACCAAACCAACGAAACAACGGTTGTTGAAGAGTGGGAATTTACGGCAGGAGATTATTATTCTACAATGGAAGTTGAAGTTGAATTAGTTCAAAATCATTTTTATAATTTGGTACTAAAAGACGGAACAAATATAGTTTACCGTGATAGGATATTCTGCACCGACCAACCAATAGTTACATTTTCGGTTAACAACGGGCAATATACTTCAAATACAACTGCAAATACTTTTATAGTTTATGAGTGATAACATACATATTATTAATTTAAGTTCTTACCAAACGCCATTAATTCAAGAGTCTAAAAGAGATAATTGGGTTGAGTTAGGTGAGGACAATAATTACTTTCAATACTTAATTGACAGATACACGTATTCAACGACAAATAACGCCATAATAAACAATATAAGTAGATTGGTTTACGGACGTGGTTTAAGTGCGTTAGATGCAAGCAAAAAGCCAAATGAGTACGCTCAAATGATGTCTTTATTACACCCTGACGATGTACGTAAATTAGTAGTGGACAGAAAGATGTTAGGGCAGTGCGCTATTCAAGTTCATTATTCAAAAGACCGTAAAAGAATTTTAAAGGCTTACCATATGCCTGTTAACTTATTACGTGCTGAAAAGTGTAATAAAGACGGAGAAATAGAAGGCTATTACTACTCGGATAATTGGTTGGATGTTAAAAAGTACGCACCTAAAAGAATACCTGCTTATGGATTCTCAAATGAGTTAATAGAAATACTTTTTATAAAGCCTTATACGGTTGGAATGAAGTATTACGCATATCCAGACTATCAAGGTGCTGTTACTTACGCTAAATTAGAAGAAGAAATAGCAGACTATTTAATAAATGAAGTTCAACACGGTTTCAGCGGTACAAAGGTTATAAACTTTAATAATGGTATACCTACCGAAGAACAACAAAGTATCATTACAAACAAGGTAAACGCACAATTAACGGGTTCTAAGGGACTGCGAACAATTGTAGCTTTTAATGCAAGTGAAACAAGCAAAACAACTGTTGACGATATTCCGTTAAACGATGCGCCAGAACATTATTCGTATTTAAGTGAGGAGTGTTTACGTAAGATTATGTTAGGTCATAACGTAACAAGTCCGCTTTTATTTGGTATTGCAACGTCAACGGGTTTTAGTTCGAATGCTGATGAGCTTAAAAACTCAAGTATTTTGTTTGACAATATGGTTATTAAGCCTATGCAAGATGAATTGCTTGAGGCTTTCGATAGAATATTAGCTTACAACGGTATTTCGTTAAAGTTATTCTTTAAGACTTTACAACCTTTGGAGTTCATGGACTTAGAAAACGCACAAACAGAAGAACAAGTAGCTGAAGAAACAGGAACGGAACTAAGTGCGGTTAATTCTTTAATGGAGTTAGGCGAAGACGAAAACCCTGAATGGATATTAATAGACGAACACGAAGTAGACTACGACACGGACGAAACGGATAACGAATTACTAAGCAAAGAACCTAAACAAAGTTTATTATCCAAGGTTGTTAATTTAGTTTCAACGGGTGACCCAAGACCTAATTTAAGAAGTTCACAAGATCAAGTTATAGACGGCGTTAAATTTATTACACGATATATTTATGCTGGTGAAGAAAAGGAAAACGGTAGGGAGTTTTGTAAACAAATGATGTCACTTGCTAAACAAAAAAGAGTTTACCGTAAAGAAGATATTATTAAAATGGGTAATCAAGCAGTTAACCCTGGGTTAGGAATTGACGGAGCTCCTACATATTCAATTTGGTTATATAAAGGCGGTGCTAATTGTCACCATAGATGGAATAAAAGAGTTTACGCAACGCTTTCTGGTAAGGCTTTAGATATTAACAGCAAAGAAGTAAAACAAATTGCAGGCGCAAAAGCTGCGAAATTAGGTTATATTGTTAAAAACCCAAGTTTGGTAAGTCAACGACCGATTGATATGCCAGACCAAGGATATTACAGAAAATAAAATGGCGGAAGCATTATTAATAACTCGCGAGGATGTAGTAAAGTTTACTGCTATGAATGGCAACGTAGACACGGATAACTTTATACAATGGATAAAGGTCGCTCAAGATATTCACATTCAAACTTATTTAGGTACTAAGTTGCTGGATAAACTAAAGTCCGAAATTATTTTAGCTTATTCAGGAATACCTACAGCTATTACAATTAGTAACCAAGGAACGGGATATACTACGGGAACTGCTATAAATACAACAAGCACAACGGGAACGGGTTTAAAGCTAAATATTACGGCGGCTGGTGGTTTAATTACGGTAGCTACAATTAACACGGCTGGCACTGGTTACACGGTAGGAAGTACGGCAACTGTAACGGGCGGCACAAATGGAGCGGTTACAATAAGTTCAATTTACGACATACCTACAAATTATAAAAACCTTTTAGTTACGTATATTAAACCGATGCTTATTCACTGGGCTATGGTTGAGTATTTACCCTTTGCAGCGTACACAATCGCTAACAAAGGCGTATTTAAGCATAATAGTGAGAACGCTACAAACGTAGAAAAAGACGAAATCGATTTCTTAATTGAAAAAGAACGTTCAATAGCACAGCATTACACGGAAAGGTTTATTGATTACATGAGTTTTAACCAAGACTTATTCCCAGAGTATAACTTGAATTCTAACGGGGATATGTACCCAGATACACAAAACAACTATTTTGGATGGTTCATTTAAAAAAGTACAAGCCTAAGGCTGAAAATATTAGAAAATTAGAAATTTATTTAAAAAAGATAAATGGCGAACGTAAAGATAAGTCAACTAACAGCGAAGAACGCAACGTTAGAGCGCACAGATAGGTTAGCAATAGCAGATTTTAACGGCTCGACGTACGATTCTAAGTATGTTACGGGTGCTGAGGTAGTACAAGTGGCTGGAGTTAAATATAGCGCGTCACACACGCTTACTTTGGATAATTCCTATTACATGGTAGAGATTGATAGTTCAAGTGCTGAAACGGTAACTATTCCATTAAATGGAACTGTTCCTTTTCCTATTGGAACGGTAATTTATATTTATCAAATGGGTACAGGTCAAGTAACTATTTCACCTGCTGTTGGTGTAACTTTAAGGAGTTCAAACGCCGAATATAAGACAAACTTACAATATTCAGTTATAGTATTAAGAAAACGCCTAACTAACGAATGGGTTATGTGGGGTGATAAAACTACTTAATTATGGCAAATAGTAACGGTTGGGGTGACGGAGCAGCAAATAACGCAATAGGTTGGGGGCAAGGTGCAAATAACGCTATTGGCTGGGGTGATATACACGCTAAAAGCTATGCGGGTTTAACTGATATTGTGGGGGTTGCACCCGTAGACCCAGACGCACAAGCATTCATCACAGCGGCTGCAATAACAGATCCAACACAACAAAGTGCTATTAATACTTTAGTAACTGATTTAAAAGGTTATAACATTTGGACAAAGTTCAAGGCTATTTATCCAATAGTTGGTGGAACGGCTGCAACTCACAAATGGAACTTAAAAGACCCAAGAGATTTAGATGCTGCTTTTAGATTAACTTTTGCAACTGGGTGGACACACTCCGCAAATGGAATGACTCCATTATTGACTTTTGCCGATACAAAATTAATTCCTTCAACAGCTATTTTTGGTAGTAATCAAAATATTCATTTAACTTATTACTCAAGAAGTAACACAGCTGGAGGTTATGAATTTGGCAATTCCTTAAGTGGTGATGGTAGTAGTTTTGGAATTAGTTCAAAGTATTCAAATAATAATATTTATGTATTTTTTGGAGCATTTGTCAACATAGCAATACCAACTGGCTTGGGTTTTGCAATGGCTAATTCAACATCTGCTGGGGTTAAAGCAATAAAAAATGGAGTAGTTGTTAGAACTGGAGCAGTTGCATCTGTTAATATCAACTCATTTACAAGGGCAACTTACTTAGGAGCAGATAACAGATTAGGAGTAGCTGCTGAATTTTCAACAAAACAATGTGCCTTCGCTTCAATAGGTGAGGGTTTAACAGATGCAGAAGCAACTAACTTATACACAGCGGTTCAAGCATATCAAACAACTTTATCAAGACAAGTCTAATGGAAGGACGAATAGTAACAAACCAACAAGCTCAAGATTTACAAGGAGTATTTTTTGATGCAGATACATTCTTTAATTTCGTACAAGATATTAACGATGTATATTTTTTATTCTTAAGTGAATCAGATGAAGCGGATATTGCACCAACTGAATACGCTTATTTATTGGATATTCCTTTGAGTCCTTTTGAGCCAAAACCAACACCACCACCTTTTGAAAATTAATTAAATGCTACCAATTACACAAATCTTAGATATTATTAAAAAGCAAGGAGCTACGGGAGTTCTTGCGTTATGGTTATGGTACACGCACAGCGATGTTCAAGACCTTAAACACCGTCTTTACGACTGTTACGGAAAAGGTAAAAGTTCGTCTTTAACTAAAGAAATTGAAGGTACTGAAACTTATGCCGTAATACCAAAAGACGAAATAAACGAAGAATGAGTTACGACTGGCTAAAAGACGAAAAGTCACCACGAATATTAGTTCAAGCCGTTAAACAACTTGGGGTTAAAGAAATTGTGGGTAAAGCGCATAACCCTGTAATTTTAGGTTGGGCTAAAGAGTTAGGATTATCAAACGTTTACACTAACGATGAAATTCCATGGTGCGGTTTGTTTATAGCTTACTGCGCAAAGTCAGCAGGATTAGAAGTAGTTGAACGTCCGTTATGGGCTTTAAATTGGAATAAATTTGGTAACCGTGTTTTAGAACCAATGTTAGGAGATGTTCTTACATTCAAAAGAAACGGCGGAGGACACGTAGGGATTTACGTAGGTGAAGACGATACACACTACCACGTTTTGGGCGGTAATCAAAATAACTCGGTAAGCGTTTCACGAATCGCAAAGAGTAGATTGAACCAGGCACGAAGAACAGCGTGGAAAGTAGCACAACCTGCAAATGTTCGAAAGGTTAAATTAGAAGCAAAAGGAGTAATAACAACAAACGAAGCATAAAATGGCAAAGAAAAATTTAAACGTAAATATTGACACTGAAAACATAGATGTTAATATTGAGCGAAAAGACGGAGAAGTAAAAGTTAACTACGACTCTAAAAATATAGATGTAACTGTTGAGAAGACCGCTGAAGGCTCTGAGGTGAAAGTCGAAGCTACAGGCGGTTTTTTTAAGTTAGTAGGTAAAATATTAGGAAAAGTTTTGTTGCGTAGAATAAAGTAGTATATTTGTAGCGCATAATTTCATAATTGAAAGATTAATTGTTAATGGAAACCCTTACTTCGGTAGGGGTTTTTTAGTTTCAATAAAAAATATCTGAAAAAAATGTAACTATATTAAATAATATAACGTATATTTGTCAAAACAATTAAATAAAACATTATGAAAAATTACTTTTTAGACTTGTTAGACCAAGTTACACCAGCGAATGAAGAACACAAAGAGTTTTTAAAGGTGTTTTCCTTCGGTTTAACGCTATTTCTCGGCACGTTTGGACTACTTATATCACTTTTAATTTTAATGCGATGAGAACGGCTAAAAACACGAAGCCAACTTTGATTGAAATAATCAACTATTGGCACGACCAAAAGAAGAAAAATATCGGTCGTTTAAATATGCAACATTATTTAAGGGTTTGCGAAGCTAAAGCGTATAACGTTCGTTGGAATGAAGAACATAAAACCTGGAGCAGAATATGAAATATTTAATAATTGGTTTGTCAGCATTGATAATAGAAATATGTTCAACTTTTTACATTCGGTTTGTAGCTGAAGAGCATTTTTTAGGAATGATGTTTTTCGCATTTATAAGCCCGTTTCTTGGACTTCCCTTTGTTGGGTATATCGTTGAATCTAAAACGTGGGCAGAACGTATTAAAATGGCTTTTTCAAGTGCCTTTGGATATTTGATTGGGTCCATAATAGTAATTTTATTTATTTTGTGATGAAATACAGGTGGATTAGAAAAATAGTTCAAACGTACAAGGATAGAACCTACGTTAGTTATGCGGTAAGTATTAACGATAAACATCTTTATAGTTCGTCCGTGTTGGAGTATTGCGAAGAGTATGTTGTGAAGTACGCACAAAAACACGGAATCAATTACTGCGATATATTAAGAACAGGAAAACATAAAAGAATTAAATTATGAAAACAGCATTACAAGAAGCATTTAGTGAATTAGAAAGGTTGCATCCATCTTTATTTGACATTTATACGCAACAAGGTAGGGAGTTTGTAAATAACTTTCACAAGTTTTTAGAAATGGAGAAAGAGCAACATTTAAAAACTTGGACAGAAGGTTTATATTGTGAAACAGGAGATAAACAAGCATTTGAACAATATTACAATAAGACCTTTAAATCAGAAGAATGAAAGCAAAAGAAGTTACAGCGGTGTTCGAATGGACGAATGAAGCAGTTTTGTTAGAGCAAATAGAAAGATTAAAAGAATTACTTTTACAAGGTAAGGAATATCACGAAGATGTTTATAATAGAATGAGCCTTCAGTTTATTCAGAAATACGAACGAACTCGAAGTTTTAAAGTAATAAGTGAAAAAGAAACAATAGTAAAATCAAACGTATGACACCAAAAGAGAAAGCAAAAGAGTTGGTTACTAAATATAGAAATCCATTTAATAGAAAAGGTTGTATTCCTCCGACAGAATCAATGTTTCCAAGTACAGCAAAACAATGTGCCTTAATTGCAGTTGATGAAATAATGTATAATAATCTAATGGAATATCCACAACATAGTATGATTTATGCTCCGCATAAGAATGATTATTGGAACGAAGTAAAACACGAAATACAAAAGCTATGACACCTAAAGAATTTGCAGTAGAATTAGTAGACAAGTTTTATATTGGACTTGGAATAAAAGATTACAGGGTAGCTAAAAACTGTGCTATCTTTACTTGCCACCAGCGTATTCAAGAAACACTTACATTAACACGAATTAAGTTTTTAAAAGAAGCTGTTCAAGAATTAGAAAAGCTATGACACCCAAAAAAAAAGCAAGTAATTTAGTAGATAAATTTTTAGACTTGGATAATTATAACAATCTAAATTTAGATTTGTTTTGCGACGAATGCGGAATGTCTAATGAAGCAGCGAAAATATGTGCTTTAATAGCAGTTGATGAATTACTTGAATTTGAAAATAGAGTGATTGAAGAGTGGAGAAATTATTTTGAAGGTAAAGGGGGCTCAATGAAAGTTGAAAGAATATTTTGGGAAGAAGTAAAACACGAAATACAAAAGCTATGAGAGTTCTTATATTATACAACCCTAAGCAAAAGATTGACTATCGTAAAATAAAGCGGTGGAGAATCCGTGTTAACATATCGAATAATTTTTATAAGAATTTTGAGTTTGATTAAAAAATAGTTTGTATATTTGTAAAACCTGTGCAGAGGTAAATTAAGGAAATTATTATAAACTCTTTAGTTAGTAGGCTGCACCCGAACGCTAAAGGGTTTTTTTTATGACTAAAGTTTACTGGTTTTCTGAAAACCTTTATAACCAAAATGGTAGAATTAATTTTTTATGGTTCGGAAAAATCTGAAATGCCCGACACTCAGTTAAGATGTTTTTGTAACACTCGTAATGAACTTTTTATTGGAATACGAGAAAAAGATAGTCCTGAAATTTGGATTGCCTTAGAAAAGAAAACAGCAATAAAATTTAGCAAAGAATTACGTAAACAAATAGCATTGATAGAAGATGAGAAAGGGATTTAACTTTTATCGTAGCTATTGGGATGTAGCTAATGAATTAAACGACAAAGATAGACTTGCATTTTATGATGCTTTACTCAAAAAACAATTTACAAATGAAGAGACACAACTTAATGGAATGGTTAAATTTGCTTACCTTTCTCAAAAGCATTCTATTGATAAACAGATAGATGGATATATTTCTCAAATGAGTAAAAGACACCCTAATGAAGACCCTTGGCAAGGGGGTACGCAAGGGGCTTATGTAGACCCTACCCAACAAGTAGAAGAAGAAGAGAAAGAAGAAG